AGCCTCTTACTATATCAGAAAATGAATCTGGGTCTCTAATAACTTCTGTTTTTGCAATAGCATTAGCAGTAGCTGTAGAACTCATATGTCCATATAATACTTTATAGTAGTTGCTTGTTGTTGATGCGGCAAAGTTATTAGTCATATATAATTTAAAACCATTAACTTGACCTTCCAATACGTTACCATTACGTAGTGGCGATTTTCCGTCTCCAGTAACAGAAGCATCCATAAGTTTTGCTGAAGCTTGTCCAAGCTGTTCGTAAAACTCTGGAGTTCCTAAGAACCATCTGTTATCTGTTGGAACGTCATTAGCATGCAATCTTTTAGCAGCATTTGCTAAAATATTTGCAGGGTCAGTTTCTGAAGTACCGAAACCTGTATCAGTTCCAGAACCATCAGAACCAACTGTAGTACCCGCACCGGATACCATAGCTGCAATAACGTTTTCATCGTATGAATCTTTTAGAGCATATGCTCCAGAAGAAGTAGCCAAAGACTCCCAGTTCACATGAGATTGTCTTTCTTCAATATCGTCAACTTTAAAAGCAAACGCATTAGCTTGGTCTACTACTAGTTGTAGTTGGTCATCAGCCAAATTTTGGATGTTGATTTGTCCACCTCTAGTATAAGATGCCACACTAATTGTTGGCTCTTTAATTATGTTAACAGTATCTCCGAAATTTTCAATCTCGCCTGCATAGTCAGTGTTAGTAATATCTTCCACAACTGATGCAGTTCTAAAGAACTTTTGGACTTTTTGGCTGTATATTACCGGTAACCAATTACCCGAAGGTAAATTGTCATAACCGGATGCTTTTGTTATAGCCATAATTTAGTCCTCCTATAGACTGTTAGATTAATTACGAATCCTACCTTCTGTTCTAGCTAAATCAATTTCCTTTTCGTTTTTTAAAAACTCATGAGGTTTCATTTTTGCTATCTCTTCAACACTCCAAATCCTTTTTTCTCCTATATTCTTACCTGTATCTTTTTTCGTTGCTGTTATTGCTTTAGCTGCTTCTTTTTTTACATCTTTATCTGATTTTTTATGAGTAGGAAAACTTTTGTCCATTTTATATAAATCAATAGCTCTTGCACATAATGTAGCATTGCTAGTATTATCATAAAGCCATGATTGTATAGTATGGTCTTGATTTTTAGCCCATTCATGAAATTCATCTGTTGCACGAATTTCTTTAAAATCGGGATGTAATTTTAAAAGCTCAAGTTCAGATTCTTTTTTAGAAACTTCAATTTGTGCTTGTTGCAATGTTTGCAATTTATTTTCTACAGATTTAGCTTGTTCCTTAGATTCCGTGATAGCTACGCTTTTCATAATATCGTAGACATCTGGATATTTAAGTTTCCACGTTTCTAATTCTTCCTTTGTTTTAGGAGGAACTATTTCTGTGTTTTCAAGCTGAGATTTAAGTTGAGAAACCTCATTTTTATGTTTAGAAATTGTAGAATCGTAGTGGCGTTTAAGGTCATCATAACGCTTTTTAAACACCTTATCTTCAGCATTAACAGGGCGTTCTTCTACTGGAGTGGCTTCTTCGTCTGAAGAAGTGTCCTTTGAAGTGGTAGCTGTATCGTCTGAATCCTCCTTATCTAATTCATTTTTATATTTATTATGATAGGGAGTCGGTTCTAGTAATTCAGTTACTTCATCTTTATTAGTTTCTGTAACCTCATTATTTTGTTCCAATTTTTTTTCTTCCATTTTATTCTCCTTATGGGTGCTGTTGGAAGAACAGGTGGCCCTTGGTTTGAGGGGCTACACAGTTTGTGTAGGTGGCACTCTGTTCATTGTTGCTGCCTCTGCACCACTTGGTACATTAGTAGCCATCATTCCTTCATCAGATTTATTTTTCATCGCCATTGAAAATTGGTCAATTTTTGCTTTGACCATTTCGGGATTATTTATTGCTTCTTCTGTTGAAATGATTAATCCAGATTCTGTTCCTACACCTGCATTTTGAAATACAGCTTTAGATTCCTCTGGACTAATTCCTAAATTGGCCAAGACTTGTGTCATTGCTTCTGCTTGACCTTTTGTAATATTACTTAAACTTGCTTTTGCATCTGGTGATACTTTATCAATAGCCATTGCAAGTTGACTTGTAGAAGCCATTGCTTCTTGATTTTGTGTTGTTGCCATATCTTCGCCAGAATCTGACATTATTGGTTCTTCTGTTACTGAAGGTGCTGCAACAGGTTGTTGGTCACCCATTGGGTTACCCATAGGCCCTGCCATAATTCCTCCGCCTGCTCCTATTGCCATGCTAGTTTCTCCTTACGTGTTAAAATTAAGCCTGTTATATAACAGATTGGCTCAAACATAATTCTATATATTCTACCTAGTAAAGAAAACTTTGTACCAAACATTATATGTTTAATATCTTTTGTTCTTTGTTTAGCAAAATGAGAACCAATTGCTGTTAATATTTTTGATTTTTTCATTCCTTGTACAAATGGTTTGAATAAGAAATGATACCCAACTTGATGTGTTGGTGTTAAATGTTTCTTTTGGAATAAATACCAAAGTTTCATTGCTTCTTTCCAATCATTAAGATTAGTTTGTCTATACATTTCTGTACAAATTATTTTATCTTTTTTTCCACTAGAACCAGTATTACCTGCATTTTGATGTCCACCGCCACCGCCACTTGTGCCTGCACTTCCACTTCCTGCAGGGCCTAAAGATTGTCCAGTTGTACCACTACCTTTAGTAGTTACAGTACCATTTTCATGAATTGTTTTATTATTTTTATCATTTTGATAATCATCTTTAGTTTTATAACTTGTAACTTTTTTATGTTCTTCTGATGTTATTTTTCCATTTTTAAGCATTTTATCAGCTTCTTTTTTCATAACATTAGCAGAACCTTTACTTTTAAAAGTTCTATCTAAAACTTTATTAACTGCAGTTCCATTAATCATTGCATAAATAGAATCAGACATTGAGCCTCCGGCTGTTACTGTACCATCTGATTGTACAAATTTTCCATTTTGTTGATAATGCCCACCAACATTAGATGCTTTATCTGGTGATTTATAAACTGATGCACCTATATATTGACCTGTTTGTGCTTTAGTCATATTATTTGCTTTATCGCCTGCAGAAGTTCCAATAAAAAACATACCTTCTGGTTTAAATTTTGGTTTAATTTTTGAATCGTCTTGTTGTTCTGCTAATAATTTTTTAGCTTCTGCTCTTCTTTTTGCTTCTTGAGATAATCCTACAGAATCTGTTACCCATTTACCTAATAGCGGGTCAAACCTTTGTGTTGTAAACTCATTTAATTCTATATTAAGACCAGTTTGTTCTTTATCATATAATTCTGCATTTCCTAATACATGTTGTTTAAATTGTTTAAATGCAGGTGATAATTCTCCATTAGCAGTACGAATAGTATTAAGTTCTCCAAAATAATTAGTTTGTGTTGGGTCTATTCTTCCATAAAAATCTACAGCAGGCATAATATCATAATCTATTGCTACAACACCTAATTCATTTGGAAAATTATTATCTCCCCAATCTTTATCTTGATAACCATAGTCACCAGTTAACCATTTATTATATACGTCAGTCCACCATTCTTCTGATTTTGCATTTAATTTATCTGCGGCTTGTCCTGCATAAAATCCTGTTCCACCAGTAGCTGTCTCTCTTGTTTTATAAGCTAGTTCTTGATTTAATCTTTTTTGTAACATAGAAGAATCATCAACAGTACTTGGGTCAAATGTATCTGCTGTTATATTATTCCAAGTAGATTCAGCATCTACATTTTTATCTTTAGTAATATCTATTAAACCACCACCACCAAAGCCTTCACCTTCGCCTCGTTTTTTTAATAATTCTAATTCTGATACTACTTTTCCTGCAGCCCCAGAAACTCTATGTTCTTTTATTAATCCTCTTTCAATAGCAGAATCTTTCCACCATTGAAATTTTTTATCATTCATATATTGAGCAGGAATTTGTAACCATCCCGGAAATTTAGATTCTTGTGGCCCACCAATTCCAGATTCAGTAATATAACCTTTATCTAAACCCCAATCATAAAAAGCTTCATCTGTCCAATTATTCATACCACCCGGTAATGCACTATAGTCATTACCTGTACTAGCAAATTTATTAGTACCCATACTTGCCATATATTCTTTATATGGGTCAGTTTGTTGACTACTACTTCCTCCTCCTGTATATTGATTTGATGGAGTAGAAGGGTCTGATGGGTCTGTAGGGTCTGATGGGTCTGGTGTAGTAGGGTCTGTAGGGTCTGGTGTAGTAGTTCCTTGCCATCCTGTTACTGGTCTACATACTCCATCTGGCCCCATAACATGACCAACTGGACAACCAGAATATTGATTATAATCTGTAGGTATTCCTGTTGTTATATTTTTATATGCTTGACTAGTAGTAGCTAAAGTTCCATAATCATGAGGATTAGGAGTTGTCTCTTCAATACTCCAAGACATAGTAGTTGGATTCCACACTGTTTTTAAGTGTGGTACTTTAACTCTTCCCGGTGTTACCCATGCTTCCATTCTTTTTTATTTGCTCCCTTAAATTAAGTATTTGTCGCAGAGAAGCCAGACTCCCCTGCTTGCGGTACAGTTCCAGTTCCGATGTTGCCACCTCCAGACCCAGTTGGGTCGTTTGGATTTGCTCCCGGAGATACTCCTCCAGATTCACCCATAGCGGACTGCCCACCATTGCTTGCAGTTTCTTGTATTCCATTTACCATTCCCATTATTTGTGCAAATATTGCTGCTTTCTCTGGGTCATTAATAACCTTTGCAGGGTCAATATCTAGCGTTTTTGCAATTTCTGATAATATTGTATGCCATTTAACAAATGGTGCAAGAGATGGATTTGATGCTGTTTGCATAAATGTCATTAGTCTTTGTGACCTAACTTCTTTTTGCATTAATGAAGAAGTTCCTCTTGCTTTAATTTCAATATCACCAACTATTTTAGGAGAGTCTTCATTAAATTGCATATTCCATGCAAATAAAGATTCTCCGAGAGGGCGTAATAAATAATCGTCTATATTTTTAATAACTGTTTTAATATTTAATGCAGATGCACCCATTAACATAGACATACCTGCAGCAGTTCTTGTTGTTGATTGAATACCTGTTTGACCATGTGAGTAAGAAGGCATTCCTGTTGATTCATCAGCTAATTGTCTGAATCTATCAAACATCATCATATTTTCAGTAGCAGTACTTGGAAATTTAACTCCATGTATAGATTGACCCGGCATACCACTTTGTCGTCTAAATATTTTACCCGGATATACCGACATATCTTGACCCGGTACTAACATAGTTTCATCTATATCAAATACAAGGTTACCTGCTAATGCCAAATTATCAATAGCCATTCTTGCATGACCATTCATAATTTGTTGTGAATCATCCATATTTTCTGGAATACCTATTCCAAAGAATTGATAAGGATTTAATTCATAAGGACAAACAGAATAAGGTAATCTTTCTGGTGTAAAAGGATTAAGAGCTAATCGTAATACTTGTCCACTTGCTGATACCCATGCATTAACTTGCACTTCTGTTATATCATCTTCTACTTCAATCATAGATAATCCTGCTTCTTCAACAAAAGCTTTATCCATAATTCCCCAATATTCGTAAACTTCAAATCTATCTTTATCTAAATCAGTTTGATTTTCTCTATCTTGTAAAGATGATTCATATGAACGAGGAGTATAATTTTCACCCATTGCAAAACAAGCACGAATAGCATCCTCTCTAAATAATGGTCTATTAATTAAATCTCTCATTTGAGAGCGATTAAAAACATGTCGTTGAATAACATATTCTGCATCTTCCATATTAACAGCATGTGGGTCTGGGTAAAAATCCCAACAAGATACTGCTTCTAATTTAGGAACTAATTTTGTATCTGGTGCATAGTCTCTTTCACCAGTTTCTTGATTGTCTATCCATCTATTTATTGTTTCATTATAATTAAATGGGCCTTTTAAAATACCTGTTCCAAGTAATGCCATTTCAAAAAATACATGACGTAAAACTGTAATAGCTTGTGTTGAATCTAATTGGTCATGAACATATTTTTCAAGTTCAGCCGCAGCCATTGCTGCAGGTTCTATTTGTGGCATTGTTTTTAAATCGGGAGCAGGGCCTTCTTCAAAGCCGGCACTTCCTAATTCTTCTGCTAAACCACCTAATATTTCTGATGTTGCACCTGCAGGTATACTTCTCCCATCACCCGGAAATCCATAAGGACTTGCAGGTTGTGATTGTTCCTGTTGTTGTTTTGGTTTTAAATGTGCATACTCCGCAATACCTTCTGGTACTGGAGTAGGTTCAATTCCTAAAGGAAATTTACCTGTTCCAAATAGTACTTCAATGATTTGACCAAAAGAAGCTAATACTTTTGTTTTTGTAACTTTAACAAAAACTTTAGATTTTTCTTTTTCTGTAAAAGCCATTTCGTTTCCATAGATTCCTCTATAGTTACGATATGCTTTTAGCCATCTAGTTTCATCAAAGTGACGAGCTTGTTCTGACGTTTCAAATCGTTTTTTTACTAATGCGGCAAGACCACTAATTTCGTTGTCTGGTGCATCAACTCCGATTTCAGCCATATTAATTTTTAACTATTGTGTGAACCTTGTGTAATCTTTGCTTTTGACCATGATTCTAAACTTTCTTTAGGTGCTTTTCCACCTGCATCAGAAAGTTCTCCATGAGAATATTTTTTATGCATATTGCCTTGAATTTTTTCTTTTGATGGCATACCATATTCCATACCCATTTCGCCTTGTTTATATTTTTTCATAATTGGTTGTGGCATTATTTCCTCCTAATAATCTTTTTCATTTGCTTTCTTCCAGAAAGAAGACTGCACATGATTGTTTGGTTTGCTTGGATAATCTTTAGTACTTACTTCTGGGTCAGCTTCTCCGCCATACGCAGATAAGTTAAGATTTTTCATTTTATCCTTTTTCTTAGGATAGGGCATACCAAGGTCGCCCTGTTTATATTTTGTCAATACTGGTTGTGGCATTTAGCCCTCCTTGATTTTTTCTTTGAAATAATCTAATAGCTTTGGATTATCTACAAATATTGTTGTTAAACCATTAGCTAAACCATTAACTACTGATTCTTCTGTTTTTTCATCTAATTCCATGTTCCATTGATATATAATTGCGTGCATACATTCATGAAGTAAAGTATTAGCATGAGAAACTCCTGTTTCTTCGGCTGTATAGCCGATAATTCCTTCTTTAGCAAAAAACTGTCCTTGTGCTTCATTAGCACTAGCAACAGTTTGTTTCCATTCTTCTAATTTATAATTTCTATAACCTATTTTAATTTTTTCTGGTCTATTCATAATTAGTATCCAAATACGCTATCAGCCGGTTCAAATTTAGGGTCTTTATCAGATTGTAAAAATCCTGCATTTGAATTAGGATTTATAGGTCGACTCATAACTCCATATCGAAGAGCATCATATGCGTGGTCTTCTGCATCTGTATCTACATCTTCTGGGTTATTTCTATCTATTGGCAGTAAAGGAAGTGTTCTAATTAAATTAGTACATGTGGTAAAAATCTTTAATTTTGGTTGTTTTAATTCATCATCGAATTTTAATCTTTTATGTAATTCCATTTTTCCATTAATTCGACTTTTAGGCGACCTATCTGATGGTCTCCATCGACAACCTTCTTGTATCATTGTTTCAGCTATACTAGGGCCAACATCTCCACGTCTTGCCCAAGTTGAAGAATCGAGTACACCATATTTTATATACTCATTAACTTCATGTTCTAAAACTCTTCTAGCAAAAACATCTGCTGTTACTTTCGATGTATACATTTCTCTATAAACCCAAAGATTATTATCCCAGTCAACAGCAATCCATAAACAGCAAGCATAAGAAGAATACCCCCAATCACAAGTACGAAACTTAGTCCAACTACGAGGTATTTCAAAAGGTTCAACAGTGTGGATGTCTTTATTAAATTCTGGAAATGATGAATTTTCAAATGCATCCCAGTCTCCTTCTAAAAATTGTTTTCTTTGTACTTCTGGCAAAGAT